ACCCCGACCGTTTCCGATCAGGGCTACAAAATTTACTTATTGCGTTCGCTATGCGCTAAAACCGCAACTTATACTTTATACTACAATTTTACTTGCAAGCTGTCAACACTTTTATTAATTATTTTTTAAAATATTTTTAATTCCATCGTCTAATGCTCTTTGTAGCTCGTTTCTTGTTTTATTGCCATCAAGAGGCTCTTTTCTCACTTGACCTAATGCCATTTGAGTTTCTGCGTATGCCTCTGCCCAAGCCTTAGTGCCATTTTTGTATTTAGCAACTGAATATCTCGCTTTAGCTTGTGGTGTTGTTGAGTATGAATTACCAATAGCCATTTGAGTAAATATAGCTGCACCACCAGTCATTTGTTTTGAGCAGATTACAAAATTCTTTTGTTGTTCTTCTATAGAGAACCCTTTTCCGTTACAGTATTGAACTATTGCATCAATTACCTGCTCTTGTGTGTAATTTGGATATTCTGCCTCCGCTTTGCCTGATTGTGTTTCCTTGATTAGCGCCTCGTTAGCACAGCCAGTAATAACCGTAGCGATTGAGCAGATTAATAATAATTTTTTCATTTTTTTTGGCTCCTATTGTTAGTTTTAATAAATTATCTAATTTTAATATAGATTAGATTTAAATGTTGTGACGCATGTCTCAAAATAAAAACCGAGCAAATTATTTTTGACTCATTCGAATTTTGTATCAATCTAAAAACATAAATTTAATTTTAGCTGCAACGAAAGCACCTTTTAAAAATCTAACGCCTTGCGCACGTTCTCGGTACATTTTAGCTGGTGAGATGTTAAGGGCATTGCAAATATCTTTCTCGCTTGCTTGTTGAATATATAAAGCCATTAGGATTTGATACTGCAATAAATCATCATCGTGTAGGTTCATTATTTGCTTTTCTATTTTTAAGCACTCATCATCGGTTAAAAACTTGATATAAGCCTTTCTCGCTGTTGGTAGTACGGGGATTGAGATTGTTGTACTTGGATATTCTGTGCCAATTCTGTCACGACCCCAGCAATTACCCCATTTTTCTAAAATTCGCTCAACGCTATAACTCATTCTTGGCTCCCGTCTAATTCTTTGATTTTTGTTCTATAAACCTTGATTAATTCTTTAAGCTCGGATATTTCCCATTTTTTTATTCTGTGTTGATTTTCTTCCAACCACTGAACTTCTTGCTCGCCAATCTTCTCGACCAGTCTTGGTCTATATCCGTGTATGTTTCCACCGCCTACAAAGAGATTGCATCTAATACAGCCAGAATGAATGTTTCTCTCGTCAAATCTTAGGAATGAACTTCTGCCTTGCGGGATAAAATGTGAGGCTTGAAAACTTGGTTTCCATACTGCACCGCAAGCGATACAAGGCTGACCTTTGTCTCTTAATCGGATGAATTTATTTACTTCTTTTTGAAGTGCTTTCAACCAATGCCCTCTATCGCTTTCTAATAGTTTTTTCTTCCGTTCTTTTAATTGAGCCTTTTCCTCTTTCTCTTTTTTCTTCTTAGCTTGCTCTTTTGAAAGAATAATCGCACATTTTGGCGAGCAGACTTTCTGCATTGAGCTGATAGTTTTCACAAAGTAACAACCGCATACTTTGCATTTAGTTTCCTTAGGCTTACTCATATCACCACCATTTGCCGGTAAGAAGAATCACAATCACACAAACGCAAGCGTATCCAATAATCAAAATCTTTAACTCTTTATCACTCATCATCAGCTCCACAGATGAAACAAATAATTACGGCGGTTACTGCAAATAAAACAATCGCTAAGGCTATTTCTTCTCTCATTTAAAATCTCCACGCATCGTTAAACTTAACACCATTCTCTACGCCCCAAGCGGTTGTATATTCGATAAGACTTGCCATTCTCTTAACGCCCATTTTTGAGGTTCTTTCTCGAACGTTTACCAATTCACCCTCAATGCCAGTAACAAGCTTGTATGGTTGTTTTGTTGCGATTGTATGGCCGCTAACAATTAAGTTTTTCCACCCGTAAATGTCGTACTTGTCGCCTTGCCAAGTTGCTTGTTTTGAAATGTCGCCTAACATTCCGTGAAATTTATTATTCTGCTCCATTGAGCGTGTTTTAACCTTGATTTCTACAACAAGTGGATTTAATTCGTTGATTGGTAAATTTCTGATTAACTCCATCGCATTTCTGCGGACAGCCTCGTTAACTAGAAACATTGGTTTAAAATCAAATTCCATTTCAGCCTCGCTTAAAAATCGTCCTTGTCGTGTTTTTTATAGCTCTGCTGTCTTGGCTCTTTCTTGCCAATTTGAGATCTACGTTCTGCATCAATTTGGTCACACTCGAACATTGAACCGAATTTCTGATCTACATAAACTTTACCGGTGCCACCGTGACGATTTAATCTAACAAGGATTTCTGTTAATGATTGGTCGGCTTGCTCGTTATAAACGCTCTCTTTGTGTAAACCGAACCAGTAATCGCACTCTTGCTCAATCTGTCCTGTGTCTCGGCTGTCGCTTGGCAATGGTCGTTTGTCTGTTCTGTTTTCTAATCCACGATTTAATTGGGTTAGAAGTAATACAACGCAGTCCATTTCACGTGCGAGATTTTTCAATTCTTTTGTGATTTGGCCATAAGCTAAATCATTACGTTCGGCTTTTTCGGCTTTCATCAATGTTAGGTAGTCCACACCAATTAAGCCGATAGTTCCACGTTCACGTTTAATTCTTCTGCACTCGTTGCGAATATGAGCCATTGACACTGCTGGAGTGTCGTCAATGTATAACAGGTCATCTTGAACTAATTCTTCTGTCGCACTTAACACTCTAGAATTAAATGTTTCTGGGTGAATGTGATATTTGTCGTAAAAGTCATCTGGATTGTTTTGTGTTTCGTAGAACGCATTACTGTTCACGTTCGCACGTTTACTAATCATTCGTTCAAAAATTGCTTTGCCAGACATTTCAAGGCTGAATAGCAATACTGGTTTTTTCTCGTTTAAAATGCAGTTTTCGGCCATCATTGCGTAGAACGCTGTTTTGCCACATTTAGGTCTTGCACCGACTGCGATTAATGATTGTTTTACTAATCCTTTCGGGCCAAGTAAGCTATCAAGTGCGAGAAGTCCAGTAGATAAACCACGAACCGCATCTGGATTTTTCATTCTTAGGTCGTAATCATTTAGCCAATCCATTCCAACATCACGGCCTCGTCTTAATCCTTGAGATTTACCATCACGAGAATAATCTGCAATTTCTGACATTAATCGACTGATAGCCTCTAAACGTTCTTCAACAGGTAAACCGTTTTTTTCAAAGATTAAGCTTTCACAATCTTGTAATTTGCCAAGAGTAAAGCGTTTAACAGCCTCTGAACGAACAATCTCTGCGTATGCTTTAACGTTTCCAGCGCTTGCTGTGTTACTTGATAATTCTGCCAAGTAAGCTAATCCACCAACTTCATCGCTAATGCCTTTTGATTTTAAAGCGTGTTCAAGCGTTAAAATGTCGATTGGTTTGCTTGCTTTGGCCAGACTTCTCATTTCTGCGAAAATGTGTTGGTGTGCTAGCGTGTAAAAGCTCTCTGGTTTCAACATTGAGAAGATTGCATCTGTTTTCTGATTAACACCGCTTAACATTAATGCACCAAGAACCATTTGCTCTGCGCTTAAATCGTATGGGATAACTTTTAAAACTTCGGAACTCATTACAATGCCCCCTCTCTAACTCTTAATACTTGTTTTGGTTTAATCGCAAAATCAAAGTTTGCTCGCCAACCTCTATCGTTCTCACCAAGATGATGCGGTTTAAGTGCAGCAAAGAACGCTTTGAAATATTTCTCAACACACTCAAGTGTTGGCTCTCTCAATTCCACTAAGAATTTTTTAATTGCTCTTTTGCGTTCATCGTTTACTTTTTCAACAAAAGGCAATTGGCTGTCGTTGTTTTCGTTTTCGATGTTCCAAAGCTCTGCGATTTTTTCAAAGTTAATTTTTTTACCAGAACGATTTGATTTTTTTTCTTCGGATTTGCCATTTGGCAAATTTTCCCCTTGGGGGATAAAGGGGGTATTATTAATATTATTATTATTTGTCGGATCTATTTCCGAGCTAATTCGGATTTGTTTCCGAGTGTCGGATTTATTTCCGAGTAAATTCGGATCTATTTCCGAGTTAGATTTTGTAAATTCATTCCAAGTTTTGCCTTTCTCGGTTAGCTTAATTAAGTCTTTTTCACCTTGTTTTTGGTATGAAATTAATTCTTTTTTGGCTAACTCAACAAAGTGACGGTAAACCGTGTCAGTTTTTGAATAAAACAAAGGCAATTCTTCAATAACTCGATTTCTTGAAACCCAGTAGAATACTTGACCGTCAATAGTCACATCTTTGGCCCAAGAAGAAGATTGGTTAAGCAAATCAAACAATGCTGCTTGATTAGCATTTAAGCCCCATTCAATGGCTTTTTGGTTATTTATGTGCGTGTTAAATCTCATAGCTCTAACCCCTCAATCACCAATCTTAATGCTGTTATGTGCTCTTCTTCGCTTGAATCTAATGCTTTCAATCTTGCTTTGATGTTCTCGTAAGCTTTCCATTTTTCCTGTTCAATCAGTCCGCTCACAAATTCGCTCATTTCGTTCATATCAAGCCACCAATCTATATTCAGCTACACATTTACCACTTGGCACCACTATCATTTGCTTTTCAATTTTGTGACCCTGTTGTTTTAGGTCGTAAATTCTTGCGCCAAGGCGTAAGCAGTTAAAACGTTTTTCCGCGTCTAAATGCGTTAATCGGTCACCGTTTTTGAGTGCTTTTAAAATCTGTGCTGATTGTGTTTGACTTGTCGTCTCGTTTTGGTTAATATTTTCCATGTTAATATTTTCCATGTTAATTTTTTCCTAAATTGCCACGGTTGCCGCCGTGGTTTTTTATTTGCCTTTCTTACTTGACGTTTTTACAAAGCGTTTTGCCTTATCTAATAAATACGTCATCACGTCCGGTTTAAACGAACTTCGTTGACGATATTCTTTTAAGCACATCTCCACTGCGCCATTAATTGACGCAAGATCTGCCCCCCCCCACTGAATCAGGGTTTGGCGGAGTTGTTTTTCAATAAATTCTTCTGCGTGCATTTTTTATTTCCGTTTATTTAGCGAGATCACGCACTCGATTGAGTGTTGTGTCGCTGCTAAGTGTTTGTTCAATAATTTGCGGATTAAATCTTCTTCCGCGTTTGTGATTTCACCGTCCGCCAGTGCTTTTTCTAACGCCTCAAACAACAAGCCACGCGCGGATAGTTCACGCAGTTGCAGCGTTGAGATTTCCACCGCATCTAATTCGCTTGCGACTGGTGCTGGTACAAAGCGTCCGCCAGCACTTCGGCAAAGCTCCTCAATAAAATCAGTGCATCCATACTCAAGTTGCAGTGCGATCAATTCTTCGTTTTTGAATCGTTGTCCTTTTGTTTGATACAATCGGTTATTCAGCTCCGCCTCTGAAAATCCGAGAAAACCAGCTACCGCACTTTTGCCGCCAGGTATCTTCTCAATCATTTCGATAATGGTTTGTTTCATTGCCAT